ATGGCGAGCGGCGCGGCCAGGCGCTCGCCGAGGCTGCCGGCGTGCAATTGCCCGCCGCCGAGATGGTCCGCCTGTGTCGCATGCCGCTGCACTTCGCCGGGCAGAAGGATCGGCGCCGCGCGCGCATCGCGCACGCGCCCGGTCTGTTGGGCCTATTCCCAGCTGGCCGAGGCGTGCCGGGCGGAATTCGGCGATCGCGCGCCGGACGCCGACGCGATCCGCGCCTGGTGGCTGGCCAACGGCACGCCGGCCGATCCGCGGGAGCGGATCGCCTGCGACCCGGAGGTCGCCACCGCAATCCGGGACCTGGCCGGCCGGGTGAGGGTGCCGGACATCCGCCGCGCGCTCGCCGAGCGCTTCCCGGCCGAGCGCGTGCCGGGGCGGAGCACGCTCTACCGCTACGTTTCTGCCCTCCTCACGCGGGACGCGCTGGAAGGCCGCTGAGGCCGCTCGGCGCGTTTCCGGGGCTGTGGCCCCGCCAGCCGGTCCAAGGCGCCTCTTAGTGGCTCTTAATCGCTCTTATTCGCGTTTCTGGCGCGACAGCGCCGGGGCTTCCACGCCGCGGCGGGACACACGCCCCGCCAAATGGGCGTGCCCTGCCGGAAGCCGCGGTGCAATTCTGCCGGTGTCGCGCGGTCGGTTCCCCCGGTGCGATGGGTAGATTACGTCTCGCCTCGCTGGCCCCGCCAGCGGGGCGAACGGCGTTGCTTCATGCCCCGGATGGTGGGCGTGTGTTTGGCGCGAAACCCGCGCCACACTTCGCCATTCCCTCGAATGCTTCGGCGGTGCGAGGGCGTGCCGTTCGGGAGCGGGCATGCCAACCCTGTTGGCCAAGATCGTCGGCCACACCGCAGCCCTGGCGCTGGTCGAGGCGTATGCCGGGCAGCGCATCTACATCCCGCGCAAGCCGCTCAAGCACTACGCCCTTGCCAAGGTGATCAGCATGCCGGCCTTCGCGATGCTGGTCGCTGCGCGCGGCGGCGAATACTTCAAGGTGCCGCTCTGCCGTGCGGAGCGGATCATCGCCCGTCGCGCCCGTGGCATGAGCTACTCGGCGATCGCCCGCGCCGTCCACTGCTCGGAAGGCACGGTTGGCGACGTTCTCCGGAACGCCGGCCTCACGCGGGCTCCGCGAGCTACCAAGCGCGGTGGCAGCAACAAGGCCATCATCACGGCGCGCAACGGCGCCACCATCCAGCATCAGGAAGCCTGAACCATGTCCATGTCCCTCAGCCAGGCGCGCCTGGTCGACCCGGTGCTGACGCAGCACGTGCGCGGCTATCGCAATGCCACCTTCGTCGGCATGGAGCTGTTCCCGCCCGTGGACGTGGAAGTCGCGGCCGGCCAGGTGATCGAATTCGGGCGCGAGGCTTTCCTTCGCTACAACGCGCGCCGCGCGCCGGGCGCCACCACCAAGCGCGTCTCCTTCGGGCATTTCGGCAAGCCCTACCGGCTGTTCAACGATGCGCTGGACGCGACGGTGCCGCGCGAGCTGCAACGCGACGCGAAGCAGGTGCCCGAGGTTGACCTCGGCATGCGCGCGACGAACGTGACCATGCGAGCGATGACGCTCGGCCTCGAGATCGAACAGGCCGAGATGGCGCGCGACGCGGCCAACTACCCCGCCGCGAACAAGGTGACGCTCACCGGCAGCTCGCAATGGTCGCACGCCGATTCCGCCCCGATGGACGCCATCGACACCGGCATGGAGGCGGTGCGCGCCGCGACGGGCCTCTATCCCAACGTCGCCCTTCTGCCGGCCAAGGTGTGGCGGCGGCTTCGGCGGCATCCGAAGATCCTCGCCGGGATCACCAACAACACCGGCGTCATCAGTGAGGACATGCTCGCCACTATCATCGGCGTGCGGCGCGTTGTCGTCGCTGGCGCTGTCGAGGCGCCGAACGACGTGGCGGTCAATCCGCCGCTTGGTCCCTTCACCGGCGCCTTCACCGATGTGTGGGGCAAGGATGTGATCCTCGCCTATGTCGCGACGAACCCGGAAGGCATGGAGGAGCCGAGCTTCGGCTACACCTATCGCCTGCGCGGCCACCCGATGGTGGAGCAAGCCCGCTACGACGGCGACACCAAGAGCTGGATTTACGGCGTCAGCTACGAGCGCGCGCCGCAGCTCACCGGCATGTCGGCGGGCTACCTGATCAAGGACGCGATCGCCTGACGCGCTGACGGGGGAGACGAAACCATGCATCGCGTCGAGATCATGCGGCCCGGCCAGTTCACGCCGATGGCCGGGCAGGCGATCAGCTTCACCGAGGACACCCTTCGCCTCGCGGCAGTGACTTATGACGCCGCGAAGGCGCCGGCGCCGGTGGTGATCGGGCATCCCGAGACGAACGCGCCGGCCTATGGGTGGGTGAAGGGCATGGACTTCGCCGATGGGACGCTCGGCGCCTATCTCGGCGACCTGGCGCCGAGCTTCGCCGAGGCGGTGAAGGACAAGCGCTATACCAAGGTCTCGGCGAGCTTCTTCCCGCCGCAATCCTCGGCGAACCCGCGCCCCGGCGTGTTCTACCTGCGGCATGTGGGCTTCCTCGGCGCCGCCGCGCCAGCGGTGCCCGGCCTTCGGCCCGTGAGCTTCGCCAGCGCCGAAGGCGAGGCGCTGGACTTCGCGCACGACGCCGCCGCCTTCGCCGTGGCGGACGCCGAGGCCAGCGTCATGGGGCGCATGCTGGCGAAGCTGGCCAGCATGGAGGCGCGTGAGCGCGAGGAACGGCGGAGGGAAGCCGTGGCGTTCTGCGATGACCTGATCCAGAAGGCGCGCCTTCCGATGGCGCTGCGCGAGCTGGCGATCGCGGCCGTCGCGGCGGCGCCGGGCGTCGATGCGATCAGCTTCGGCGAGGGCGACCGCGCGCGCAGCCTGGCGCCGGGCGACGCGGTGAAGGAGCTGCTGCGCAGCCTGCCGCCGATGGTGATGTTCGGCGAGCATCCGCGCGCCCGGGAACCTCTGCCGGACGACCTGGCCGCGCAGATGGAGCTTCCCGAGGGCTATGCAGCCGATCGGGCTGGCCTCGAACTCGCCGCGCGCGCGACGGCGCTGGCCGCAAAGGATGGCATCGCCTTCGCCGACGCGGTGCGGCAGCTCTCGCGCGGCCGATGATGTTCCGCGGCATTTCCACTCTCTCGCAGGATCAGCAGCCATGAGCAGCAGCCTTGACTATGCGGTGATGACCGTCACCGAACGCGCGGCCGGCACCATCGCCCGCGGCCGTGGCGTCGGCTTCGACGGTGCGCAGATTACCGCCGCCGGCGCGAAGCCCAAGGGCATCGCCCGCACCGCCGCCGCGACCGGCGATGACGTGGCGCTGACGCGCATCGGCATCGCCATCTGCGAGGCCGGCGCCGCGATCACCAAGGGCGCGGCGCTGGCGATGGACAGCCAAGGCCGCGTCGTCACCGCCGCCGCCCTGACGGTCGCTGCCGGCGCTACGGCGGTCACGTCCAGCGCGGCCAACGGCGCGATCCTCGCCGGCGCCGTGCCGCCGGTTCACATCGTCGGCGACGCGGATCAAGCGGCCGGCGCAGCCGGCGCCTTCATCGAAGTCCTGTTGCGATAGGAGGTCATATGACCGGCGTCCGCGTCACCGTTGACGATCGCGAGCTTCAAGACGCGCTGCGGGCGCTCGCCCGGCTCGGGCGGGACCCGTCCGGGCCGATGAAGGCGGTCGGCGTAAGGATGGTCGCCACGACGCGCAATCGCCTCCGTCAGGGCATCACGCCGCAGGGCTCCGCCTTCGCGCCGCTGAACCCCGACTACGCCAGGACGGCAGGGCGGGGCGGCATCCTGCGCCGCTTGGGCATGGGCGGCGGGCTGATGGGGTCGATCGTGTCCGAGGCGGAAGGCGGGACCCGCGTGCGAATTGGCACCAACAAGGTCTACTCCGCCATCCACCAATTCGGCGGCACGATCCGCCCGCGTGGCGCCGGCGCCCTGCGGTTTCGGCTCGGTGAGCGATGGGTTTTCGCCAAGAGCGTGACCATCCCGGCGCGCCCCTATCTCGGCATCTCTGCCGAGGATCGCGAGGAAATCCTCGACGTGTTCGGCGCGTTCATGCAGCGCGCGACGCACGGCGCCGTGCGGCCGGGGTGACCGCAGCAATGGAGGTTCACCGTGCCGACTGAGGCCGAGGCGTTCCGCCTCCTTCCGCTTGAAGCGATTCGCTACTTCGCCGGCAAGGTCAACATCCCGACGCAGCGATGGACCGATGTTTGGAAGGCCGCGCACACCCGCGCCTTCATGGTCGCCGGCATCCAGGCCGAGGACATGCTCGCGGACATCCGCCAGGCGCTCACCAAGGCCATCGCAGAGGGCACCACGCTGGAGGAATTCCGGCGCGACCTGGCGCCGCTGCTTCAGCGCACCGGCTGGACCGCGAAGGGCAAGCGCTATGTCGGCTGGCGGACGCAGTTGATCTACGAAACCAATCTCCGCACCGCCTATGCCGCCGGCGAGTATGAGCAGCAGACAGACCCGGACGTGCTCGCCCTCCTCCCGATCTGGCGCTACCAGCATTCCGGCTCCGACGAGCCCCGGCCGCATCACCTCGCTTGGAACGGCCTGACACTGCGCGCCGACGATCCGTGGTGGGCAACGCACCGGCCGCCGAACGGCTGGAAATGCGACTGCCGGGTTGAGCCGTTGACGGAGCGCGCGGCGGCGCGCGGCGCGGGCAAGGATGGCCGCGACGCCGCCGGGCTCCACCAAGCGCCCAAGATCGTTCGCCGGCCCTGGACCGATCCCAAGAGCGGCCGGACGGAGATGGTGCCCGAAGGGATCGATCCCGGCTGGGACTACAACGTCGGCGCCGCCTGGCGCAGCGGGGGCGGCCTGCGCACGCCTTCCATGCCGATCCCTGCCGACATCACCCCCCCGACGCCGCCGCTGCCGGGGAGGGCTTGA